GACTTGCCCATAGTAATTGTTCGTCATCGAATACTGCTAAACTAGCATCATGGCTGTTACCAACCATACCCCAAGTTATCATTTATTATATCTCTTCCATAGTTTATGTAAAACATAAAACCATACACCATTTATGCAAGGTTCAACCAGTGCTACTGCTCCGGCCTCCCATATGCTTGCGCCAGTCATCCAATAAACAACATTCATTGCTATTACAACATGGCCGCAAGTATAAATTAATGCTAAAGCAATACTTTCGTCCATCTTATTTTTTATAACATTAAAAATGCCATTTGTAAATTCTGTCATCAATTACTTTCACCTGTACTGTACATAACCTTTTGATCTAAAATTGTAGGTTGTGTATCTCCTTCTGCTATTTTATTAGCATCTATTTCTACTTTAGCACAAGCTAGATAGTCAACTTGCAACTCTTGGTCGTATTGTCTTCTTGCATGATCAACTACACCGTTCATTAGATGAGCGCCATAACTATCAAAAAATCTTTCGCATTTTGCATAACTGTCAAATGTAATTTGCCAACTAAAAAGATTTTCTTTTTTAGCAGGCTCTTCTATATAAGAAAGAGTTGCTAAAAATATAATTGCTATTGTTTTCATATTGTTTCCTATCTATTTGTATATGAAAGGATCTCTTTTTTTAAGTTCCTCAATTTTTTTCTTTACTGCTCGTTTACGTTTCCAGTCAGCAATTAATCTTTTAAACCACTTAACCATTTTTTACTCCTTAATCTAATCTTTAATTCATTAGACTCTGCATTGTTTACAATACTATAAAGCGTATACAGTCTGCCATATTTTGTAACTGCATCACCAATATCATTAACTCCATCTGCCCATTCTGGCAAACTAACTGACCAACCTAATTCAATTGCTTGTTCTATCAATTTAGAACCTGCTTCGTCTTTATCTGGTACTACAATAATTTGTTTGCCTACTCTATTAATTAGCATGGCTTGTTGGTCTTTTATCTCACTTCCGAGTAATGCAATACCATCAATATGAATTGCATCCATAGGACCTTCACACACAATAGTAAACACTTTGTTAGGTCCTTGCTCGTCTAACCCATAAACAAATCCAGGTTGCTGTTCACTCATATACTTAGGTTGCTTGTTAGGTTGAACTGTCCTTGCAGTCCAACCAACAATACGTTTTTCATAATAGAATGGAATTATAAGTCTATCTCTATATCCTAAACTAGGTGACCAATAATAATCTGTATCATCTAAGTTAAGTCCTCTTGATGACATATATTCAAGTACTGCTATACTATACTTGTCAAACTCTTTTATATCTGCAATCTTTATTGCATCGTCTGGCAAAGGAACTGTATTGAATTTAGGTAGCTCTACTAATTGTTGTTTTGATTGAACACCTTCGTTCTCTTGCATGACAGTGAGAGCAAGTTTGTTAATTATATCATCGGGTGTATTAAGCCATGCTAGTAGTCTACGCATTTTACCACTAAGGTTACGTCCCTGTTGCCAACTTGCTTTGTATCCACAGTTGAAGCAATGGTAACTTACACCACCATCTGGATTTGTAATAAGTCCGCCACGCTGTCTTTTGTCTGCACTATCTCCATTGTGTATACAACAAGGTGCATTAAACGAAGTCCACCCACTAGGAGTAGTTTTCCGCTTTGCTGGCAAGTATTGTGTTAATGTGTCATAGACTAAGCTCATAGTATTATTATACTATCTTTAGTCTCTTGTGTCAAGTATTATTTTGTCAATTTAAACAAAATAAATGCATCACCATTTTCTGGCTTTATTGTAATTGCAGGGTCACCTGACGGTGCTTGTTTCCCTACGTATGTCCATTTGTAACCTTCTGCTATTTGTTTATTACTTGTTTCAATAAACTCAGCATTTGAATGTGAGAACATAGCCACAACAATGACTGCTAATAGATTATCCATAATTTAGTGCCCTTCTAGTTTCTGACTAAAATTTTATCTATGGTTCCTTCATTTCCGGAGTCATTTGCTTTTACAAAACGTAAGTTACTAAAGACGCCATTGAAGTTCACATAGTGTGGAGATGTTGGACTTGATAAAGTTTCAGTTGAAATGTCAAACCAACTAGTGCTGTTATTATCTGCTAAGGTCCCTTGTACCTTGACAGTTCCAGCAAAATTTGTAGAATATATTGCGGCAGTATGTAATGCTTCATTACTGTTTATCTGCGGTTCAGCATCTACTACTGAACTAATGTTATTCATAAAGGTTGTTACTGTGCGTGATTCAATAGGACCAGGAAAAGCTGAACCCGATAGTTCTAAAGTCCCTGTTGGACCAAATTGATCATCTGCATACGTTAGGGTGTTTGTGCTGTCAACTGTTTTGTTAAGATATACAACGTAGCTTAGGTATTGCCCATCTATATTCAGCGTATCAGCATCTGTAATATTGATAGTAAATTGCCCTTTATAATTAGGTGTACTTGTTTCTTTAATTGTTCCTGTATAACGCTTCAGTAATACGTTATCTTCTGTAAATACCTCTACGTACGGTGTGTACGTATTAAGTATTGATAATGGTTTATGGTCGCTATTTTTAACTTCAAAAGTAATGACATTGTCTATTCCTTTTGCTACTTTTATATTTCTCTGATACACTTTTTTATACTCCACGTTGCCGGCAAAGCCATCTGTGACGACTACCGAATGATTAGTTGCTAAATATCTTGATACTAGTTGCATGTTTAATTTCCCTACTAGTGTATTTATTGGATTATGCTAAGAAAAGATATAGAAGAAAAGTTTCCGTTTTTGAGCGTCGTAACATACGGCGGTTCTGAATATATAGGAATTATAAACAATCAAGATGCTTTTATAACAAGCATGTACATCTATACGGATTTAAGGTCTGATGATGATAGGGCTAAGTTCATTGAATTAGGCGAAGTTTGGTGGTGGGAATCTAATAGAATGATTCCTATTAACATATTTTTAAATAAAGATATGGATCAGTTTCGTTATATATTAATGACTATGAATAGCAAAGATGTAAAAGTATCATTAGGCCCAACAGTTAACCTGAATAAATTATCTGTAAAACGTGTAAAACGTAAGAGTGTACAGCTACTTAAAAGACCTAAGTAACACTATTCTTATATTGTAGATATGTAAAGTAATCAAGTACAATTAATTGTATTGCAAATCCTAATGGAGTAAGTATTGTGCCAAATAAAACAACTGGTACTAGTATCATCCAAAACATAAAACGCCACAAATATGTGCCTACCAGTTCTTTAGGCCATACCCATGTTAACCAAGGTCCTGGATCTTTTGGGTTCTTTTTTCTATAGTCTTCGAATTCATACTGCATTTACATCCTCACAGATTAAGTTCATGTGTACCACAACTGCAACAGCATAACTAACAGCGTGTGCTTTTTTGAAGAAGTATCCTTCTTCTGGTTTTACCCAAACTTGATCCATAATTGTATTCCAATCACTATCTTGTAGATGTCTTTTTGCTGGACGTATGATAGCTAATACAGCGGCCAGTTGTGGGATATTCTTTGGCTTTAGTTTTTTGATTAGATCGTGATGACCTGATACATGAAACACTAGATCGCAAAAGTCCTTTGTTTCTAATAGTTCCCATAGTGGTTCCTTGTTCATTAAGTGTCGTAAGTGGTCTTCGTCTCTTACCTTATCGTATATGCTTACATTAAGAAAGTCTAGCTTAAAGTAACCTCTGTCTTCTGCTGTTTTGTAATCAACAGTACATAAGTTGTCAACAGGGTTATGAGGACATTCTGTTACATATACACCTGTGTTATGTTTTTTATTGGTATCTAATTTTGCTACACGGTGCTTTAGTTTTTCAAGTGCTATAGTTCTATCAGCAAAATCAATATCAATATCAGGCATTTATATTGTCCAACTCTTTAGTTGTTCTTTAGTAGGCTTCATAGGTTCTACTTTTTCAATCTTTCCACCTTTTGCTAAAAACTTAGCCATACGTTCATCAAGTTGTTGCTGTAGTTCTTGAGGAGATGGAATCGTATAATCTTTTTTATCTTTACTATCTCTTATCATTTCTTTGCCTTTGCTTCTGCATCTGCTAGTGCTTCTTTCCATTTTACTGGTGACACATGTTGATCCATAGTAATACCATCTAGATGATCGCATTCATGCATAAAGCAACGTGCTTGATATCCAAATAATTTTTCACTGAATTCTCTACCAAGTTCATCTTTCCAAGTTGCTTTGATTGTGCTTGGTCTATTAATATGTAAAGTTACTCCCGGAACACTTAAACATCCTTCAAACATCTCAATGTCTACACTATCCTCAGTAACAACATATTTTGGATGTAAACATAATGTTTCACATGATTCTCTATTGTTAGCTTGTTGGTTAAAGAATACAAAGGCTCTTACATCAGTAATACCAACTTGATTAGTTGACAATCCAATACCTAAGTTATCTTTCATTATTTTTAGCATTGATGCTTTTAGTTCAACTGCATCATATGGTGGATTATCGAAGTCCCATTCTTTTTCAATCTTAGTTTCTAAAATCTTATTAGGGTATGTAATTAATTTCAAATCCATTAGTTTCTCCTATTTTTTATCTTTGTAAAAGTAGTCAACTACAAATACTTTTTTGTTATTACGCACAGGGTAACTTCCATGTAACACTGTGCTTTTTAATATTAACACATCACCTTTATTAGGTTTGTAACATAAGTCGTGTGTATTTCCTTGTCCATCGTATAGATAAGCAAATGTTCCGCCATGCCATGTAGATTTATCTTCATCTGGTTCTGTAAGATAACAAACTGCACTGATCTTATTTACTGTCTGATCACTGTGTCTGTGTGCTTTTTGCCATCCACCTTTGCGATACTCTACAGTCCACAACGCACATAACTCTGTTAGCTCTATATTTAACCCTACTTCGTCTATCTTGTCCTGTAAAAATGGTTTATACTTCCATTCATTCAAATAAGCCGCAGGGTGTATATTCCATTGCTTACCTCTATATGTACTAGTTTGATCGCTAACATCTTCGCGTGTTTCCGAAGGAAATACTTTCTTATCCCAGTGATATTCAAATTCTTCACTATCTTCATAATGTGTTTCTATAATCCATTGGTGTTCATTTCCTAATAGATGTGTCTTCATAAATTTGACTCCTTTGCTACTTCCTTTACAACTTCAACATCTGCAGGAACACGTTTAAAACGTAATGCCCAATGCTTTGGTTCTATAACTGTATATACTATTTCAAGTTGTTCATCAGTAAACTTGCTGAGCATTTCTTTACCACTTGGACAATTTAATACTAGCCAAGGACTTACTTTACCATCTTTAATATCCCTAGTTACTCTACTCAAACTTGCATATCTAAAATAATCATTCCAAGGTGCTTCAGCTTCAGCAGACCAGTCCATCATGGTTTGTATTGATCTTTCAATTGCTGTTTCCATACTTTCTTTCAGTACTAGTTCAGTTGCATATTTTTCATACAATGCATCACGACACCAGTGGTCAAGTTTAACTCTAGAAGTAACAACGTAATCAATATATTTCTCTGGATATAAAGGTCGGACATTGTTAACAAAACTGCCAAACTTCACAAAAGCGTTATAGTAAGGACTTGCACAAAAGTCTTCATAAGTTTTTTCTGTTTTTGTACCTGCACTTAATTTATAAAAACGTGTGAATGCATAGTATCCTGTCTGTACACGTTTTTCATTTTTTTGTAGTCTGCGTCTTTTTTTCTCACACATATGAACTGCTAAAGTTTTTTCTCTAGTAAAAGAGGCTCCGCAGTATTCGCATTTGTAAGGTTTTTCAGTAGTCATCTTTTTAAATAACCCACTCGATTTCTTTTCCTGAGCTAAAAACTCTATCATATTCTTTTGTCTCCTGCAAGCGTTTGTGTTCTATAGTTGTCCATATTATAGTCTCTTGGGACACATGATATTTTAATTCTTCTTCTACAAACTTAAGATGTTCTAATGGCAACGGATGATCTTCAATACGCCATGTATTGTCACGCATATATTGCGGGCGTGTTTTATCAACTTCAATACCTGGATAGTAACACACATCAGTTATAGTTTGTGTTTGTGGATATACCCATTCTTTGTATCTATCTAAAATATTACTAATTTTTTCATCTTCTAATAATAATTCGTCTTCGTATGGATTGTTAATATGTGTGCTGATTACCTTTGCACCTGTTTGCTTTAGTGCAAGTAATGTGCTTGCAATTAAGTTACAGTCTTTGTAAACATAATGTGGTAAGTCTTCCATTTTAACATTATCGTTCCAAAAGAATATATTACCTTTTGTCTGCCAACCTTCTTTGCTATATCTATCTTCTCTAAAAAAATTACTCCACATTATAATAATAGTATCTTCTTTGGTAAACTTTTTAATTGCATTTGTTTCCCATATACGATTAGCAATAAGTTGATTACCACTACCAATGTTGCCGCAATTAAATCCGTCTCTGTCTTTCAGCAAAATGTCTGCCCACGTAGGATAATAGTACTTTGTATAACTACATCCGTATGTAAACATTCTCCTCACAGTTTCAAATCCTCTATGCCATGTTGTTTTGCCCAATCTTTAATTTCTTTCTTGGTAGAAATATTAGCAAGAAGTTCTACTTCATCTTGCTTTTTATTAGGATACATTTCCATTAGGAACTTAACAACTTTATTTTTATCATTTGACCCTTTTTTCTTATACCCAATCCATTCATGGTATGCAATACTTTTTGTGTTACCACTTAGACATAATAATTGCCATAATAGCTTTTTGTGTTTTTGTAGTGTAAAAAAATTCTTGTTATAATATTCATTAGTTTTAAATACTGCAAGCTCTTGTTTTTCTCTATTGCCTTTTACACTACTAACATATCTATTCAACAAGTAAAAACTAACCTGTTTCTTTTCGTCGTCAGATAGTTCATCCCATATGTTTGTTGCACCCATATCAACTGCGGCTAGTATGTCTTTTATTGGTAATTTATTCATAGTATGCTACCGTATCGCTTTTATATACTTTTATATTATAGTTGATTTCTTTGAAAAAGTCAACCAGTTTATCATTATATCTAGAACGTTTGTTTTCAAAAAGTACAACAGGTCTCCAATTCAATAATGTATGTGTACCACCTTCAAGTACCTCTAATTCCATTCCTTCAACATCAATTTTAATAAGATCAACTTCTTTGAATTCAAATCCGTCAAGTGTCTTAACTGATACACTATATTGCCTTAAACCTGAAACATGTCTAACAATACTTCCATGCTTATTATTGTTATAACCATTATCTGGTATCGTTAGTACTCGTTCGTCTTTCTTATTACCTAGTGCAAATGGAAACTTTTTAATTGTATCTGGTATCTTTAATATACTTTCTGGATTAGGTTCAAAGGCATATACACGTTTGAATTTGTTTACAAAATCTATGCATGTATCTCCGTCATGTGCTCCAATGTCAATATATGTACGAAAGTTTTTAACAAAAGGGATTGCCCATTCATTTATTTTCTTTACAGTCATTTTTACGAAAATCTTTCTCTTACCATCCTTACAAACATTTGTACATTTTCTTCTGGTGTAGTTTTATGTATACCATGTCCTAGTCCACATATCCAACCTTTGCGATCTACTGTTTGCATAGCATTAATGAAGTCTTCAATGTGTGCTCTACATTGTTCTCTTGGAAGTAACAACAGCTTTTCGTCAAAGTTTCCTTGTATAAATCCGTCTTTATATTTTTTAAATGTGTTTGAGATATCAACAGTACTGTCAATTCCTATACCAGCCCAGCCCATTTTGTATAAGGTAGGTAGACATCTTGAATTCAATTGCCGTGTATAGTATCCTGTATCTGACTGTATTAAAGGTTGTAGTGTGTTGACATAATGTTTTTTAAAATAGCTTTCACTCATGTTACCTACACCACTATCTAGTATCATAACTTTTTCAGCACCTGCATCTAATTGTAAATTTATATTACTGACAAGTAAAGGCACAATAACTTCATTTAAGTATTTTGTTTTCCAACCTAAACTTACTTTAGCTTCTTTACCAATTGCATAGTTTAGTAATGTCCAAGGACCTCCTACAAATCCAATTAAACTTTTCTTTGGATTTAACATTTCTCTTGTTGCTGTAACGGCCCTTGCTTGGAATTCCATATGCTTTATTGCAAGTTTTAGATTAGAGTGGTCTTTATAATTCTCTTCATTTATGTGCCATTCAAACTTTGGACCTGGATCAAATTTAAGTGGCACACCTAAGCCTTCAATAGGAAATAAAATGTCACTAAACAATATTGCAATATCAAAGTCAAATTGGTCAATCGGTAACATAGCTACTTGGGCCGCTATTCTTGGTAGCTTACACATTTGTTCAAAGTTAAAATTTTCTTTAATTTGCATGTAACCTTTTTGATAACGACCTGCTTGACGCATCATCCATATAGGTGGACACTTTTGTTCTATTTGGTCACACGCATTTTTAAATTTATCGTTCATACTGATATTTAACAATGTCGGTTGCTATTTTTTGAAAGTCTTCTAAACGTACCATATTAGGTCCATCACTTGGTGCATTATCAGGATCACGGTGTACTTCTAAAAAGAAGTTTGTAATACCCAAAGCACTACCTGCACGACATAAGCCAGGAACGTAATTACGGTTACCGCCAGTGCTAGTTCCAAGGCCTCCTGGTTTTTGTACACTGTGGGTTGCATCAAGAACAACAGGCACAGGATAATTGTTAAGCATATAGTCCAACCCAGTAAAATCAACGACAAGAGTGTTATATCCAAAACTTGTTCCTCTTTCTGTTATCCATACTTCTTTTGCACCTTCTGTCTTTGATAGTATACCTTCAACGTCCCAAGGTGCTAAGAACTGTCCTTTTTTAATATTTACTATTTTACCTGTGGCACAAGCGGCAGTAATTAAGTCAGTCTGTCTACACAAGAATGCTGGAATTTGTAGTACATCAACTATGTCAGAGTAATCAGATCTTATTGACTCTACTTGTTCGACATTGTGTACGTCAGTTAATATTTTTAAATTTCCGCCGTGTTTATTTTTTACTAGGCTGAAGTCTCGCATTGTTTTGTCAAAACCTATTCCTCTAATTCCGTCTTTACTACTTCTATTAGCTTTATCAAAACTTGCTTTGAAAATATATTCAATACCAAGATCATTACATATTCTTCTACAGTGTGATGCAATTTCAAAAGATTCTAAAACACTTTCATGCTGACATGGTCCTGCTATAATTCTCATAACGGCTCCGGCATAGTGAATAGTGCATTTACATTATCCGTAGTTGGACGTCTTGCAAATGCTACCCATTTGATTACTTCTTCGTCTTTATAATCGTCTTTTATAAATTCTTTAAAACTTGTTCCTGTTGTATAAACATCATCACAAATAAGCACACGATGATTAGGATCATCAGTTGCATGAGCATTTAAAGCAAACGCTAAGTGTGCTCCTCCTCTTGGAATACCTACGGCGTATTTAAATGGTTCTTTTTGATATTCCATTATCATTCTAGCAATACAAATCCATTCGTTCATTGTTATAGCTTCACATTCAATTTTCCAGGTTAGTGGCAAACCTGCATGACTTTTAAAGTCTCCTATCTGAAATAGTTTCATTTGCTTTCTTTCATATCGTCTTTGACAGTATAATAATATATCATTAATCTATCTAATTGTTTCTTTACGTTTGCATTACTCTCTGCAATCTGCATAACGTTTTTCCATTCATCATAACTTACAATGCCTAGTTCTCTTGCAGTGGCATCTGGTTCGCCTCCTATTACCCATCTAGGTATTTTATTGTGTGGAGGGTCACGATACCGAGCAAACACAACGCCGTTGGCTCGCTCGTATATCAGTGCTTGATTGGGTATTAGATTACCCATCTCACTTATGCCTTTTTCTTTACAGTTTTCTTCTTTGTAGTTTTTTTCTTAGCCGGTGCTTTTTTAGCTTTTGGCTTTTTAACTACTTCGTCTGTAAGAACTAATACATCGTCCTTTTTACCTGTGAAGAAGTTTAAAATTTTTTTAAACATACATTCTCCTATTTTACTTTTGTTCCGACTGTTCTACGCACAATGTCATTGTGATTAAATTCAGCCCAATACAGTTCAAATGCTACTCCATCTTCGAGTCCTTCAAACTGATGGATCTTTCCAGGCTTTACCTGTGTAAAATCCCCTGCATTAAGTATAGTCTCATCAACGAGACCACCTTGATCATCTTGCCAAACTCGAACAAGCATTTTGCCCGACTCAACAAAGAATCCGTTCCATTTATATTGATGTTCATGTTCTGAACATTTGAAGCCTTTTTTAAATTCTATTCTGTGAAACTCCAACACACCGTTAGCATGGATCAATTCTGTTTGACCCCAAATTTTACCTGCTTTCATTAGAATAATTCTCCATATTTAATTACTTCAGTCTGACGTGTAATATCTTTGATAAAGAATGCACATAATGGATCTTTCTTTGTTTCCATTGGAACACTGAGAAGTTGTCCGTTACGCATCTTTGGGAAATACCATTTCACATCATTATAATAATTAATTACCTTTACTTCGCCAAATTCTGCCTTGAAGCTGGACAGAGGATTAAATAAAAATGCTTCGAAACCTCTATCTCCTATACTTGTAAGTGGAAGCACTTCTAAATCATTTCCACTATCACTACAGCCAACAGCAATGTGCCAATCAATGGGCATTTGTATTTCTGTCTGTCCTACTTTTAAAACAACTCCTGGAGAGCTAAACGACTCTAAAAAAATCAAAGGTATATAAAAGAAATCAGGGTTATTTGAATCTGAATTATCTAATACGCTAAAACGTATGTCTTCGTCAATTTGATCTGGTAAAGTGTTTAAATCTAGAGCTGTATTTTCTAATGTTAATATTTGCATATATTTAGTTCCAGTCTATTTTTTCAATTGTAAAAGGGTACTCTGCTTCTTTGTAAAACTTTTTACGCTGAGTCAGATGTCGCTTCGCAAACTTGCATGTTGATGTCAAGTCCCATATTTGCACGAAGTCTTTATCTTTTGCCTTTCTTACGCCTCTACCTATGCTTTGTATAACTCTCACAAAGCTCTTTCCAGGCTCAATGAGAACAAGATTAAAAATACGAGGTATGTTAAGGCCAACGGCGGCCACACCATATGTCGCAATAATAACTTTATTATCTTCTTCTTTAATTTCATCATAAGTTTCTTTTCTTTCTTTTACCTTTACACTTCCACTAACAAATGTGCTATCTGGTATAAGATCTGCTAACAGTTCGCCTGCACTAATCCTATCCACTAAGATTAGAGTATTGCCTGATTGTGATACCTTGTTTAAAAACTTAGCAATATATTCAATACGTGCTTTGTTTGTAACAAGATATTTTAATTCTGATTGATAATCACTATGTGCTTGTGTATCTATTAGTTGACAGATATTAACATGACACTGTGATAGTACGCCTTTGTCTTGTAACTCTTTTGCTGTAATATTTCCAGTAACAGGCCCAAGACTAGCATGTATACTTTCAAATTCAAATTTTTCTTTAGGTATAGTTCCTGTTAGTCCCCAACGAATAGGAGCATTACGCAAGTTACGTGTTAACAAGTTTTTAAGTACTTCTGCTTTTGCCTGATGTACTTCGTCAATAATAATTGTGCTTACACCTTCAAGGAACTCTGCAAGTGATAATACTGCTGATCCGTCTTTGTTTTTCTTGTCAAGTATATTTAAACTTTGCCAAGTACATATAGTGTGAGTCTTACCTAATTGTTTCCTATCACCAAAGTACACTCCCACATCCAAGTTACAATTAATGTAGTCCTCTTCCGTTTGCTCGACGAGACTCTTATTGGGGACTATTACAAGGCTACGCCCGTAATCCTCGGTTAAGTGGCTTAGTGTCGCAGTGGTGATAGTTTTGCCTGCTCCAGTAGCGATCTGTTGCAAGCTCTGTGGATTGTCAAGAAAGTTATTAATAGCTTCTACTTGATAATCTCTCAGTATAATTTCTTCTCCTTCAGAGCCGTGTCCTTTAGGCCAACATACTCCTTGGTCTGCCCAATATCGTTCTGTAACATGCGTAAATTTTAAATCAATTGGATGTCTTTTATCTACAATGTCAACGATTTCAACGCCTTGCTTATGAAGTATATCACTAACAATATTAAGATGATTAACGTAACCTGTCCCGCCAATGCCAAAGAAAGCGACCTTTCCATCCCATCTACCCAATTTATATTGTGGCATGTATCTAGCATATGGCACTTCGAATTTGAGTGCATTGGCAAGTTTACGTCTGATATCAACTTCTAATCCTTCCAATTTTATATTAACTTCATCTTCGATTATTAGTCTACAAGTTGGCACGTATATATTTCCTCTCGTTACGGTCATAAAAACCGCTTGCAGTAGCATCATATACTATCCGCAAATCCATATTTTCTAAAAACCCGCTTACATGATTCATTGTAAGTTTTGTTCCGTTAAAAGTTAAACTAGAACTAGGATTCCATACCTTATTAACTATTAATGATAATAAAGGCTTAGGCAATTTATTACTACTAATATACACTATTTTTGTATTGTTGTCAACCAAATTGTTAAGTCCTTGACCTTTTATATATTCGTTAAACGGGTCATCGCCATCTTTTCTAAATAATACACTCATTTCGTTTGCAGGAATAATGTACTTTAATGCATTATGTACTTCGAAAAGATTATCATGAGCTGTGTCATTATCCAACACAACTAACATAGGTAGTCTTTTTATTTCCATTACTGCACTTATTAGATCGTTTATATTTGTAAGTTTACGATTAATTAAATGTACTGCTTGCTTCCTTTGAATAATATCTTGAGCTAAAGTACTATACTTACTAACACTATATTTTACATCAGCAAGATCCCAAGCGTTTAGATCATATAAAAAACGTCTATCGTAATATAATGCTAACGATTGCCAATCACATTTTCCTAAGTCATCTTGCAAATTTTGTACAGCTACTTGTGGAATATTCTTAACTTCGTTAGAATATACTCCAGGAACATATTCGTCTTTATTTTTACTATATTCAAGTAATTGATTATATATTTCAGTTATTTCCTTATGTATTACAAATTTACTGTTAAACCTATTTGCTATTTCTACAAGTCCAAAAATATTCTGCGGAGTCAATGCAAAATAATGAGTACAGTCTTTGTATTCAGCAACTTTTTGAGAAGACAGTCTACGTAGCTCTTCTATCCTGTCTATAACTTTTTTATTAAAAGGAAATCTAATACCTAATATTTCTTCTCCATTATAATGTAATATTTTTAGCCAGTGCGATCTATCAATTTCACGTAAAGGATATTTTAAATTATTGATATGCTCTTGAATGTCAATTTTATTTTGTTGCCAAAATCGTCCATAGGTCAATAGCTTTTGCTTTACTAATGCATACTGCCTATCAGTCATAGGAGTTTGTCTCGATAATTGCTTATATATGCTTCGCAAAATAACTTTATCTGATATTGCTACCTTACCTGAATCAACTAAAAAAGCAAGACAGTCTTCGCATGTAGATGGATTTTCTAACTTCATATGTATATTATAACTTAGATTAACTTAGAAGTCAAGTGTTTTAAAGGAATTCCTTGAGAAATTTCTTCAATAGTGTATTCGGTATGTGCGTAGTCATTTAACCATTGTGTCCTATCACAATATAAAGGAGTCTCTATATTACGTAAGTTTTGTTCAGCAACATCAAATGCTAAACTACTAGGACCTGTAAATGCTGGCACGCCGTTGATTATGCTGTGTACTCCTGGATTGCTTGACCAACTAACTGTTGCCCATATGTTATCAAACTGCATATCAAAATCATCGTATGTACCTTTTATCTGATGAGGTTGCTGTCTTTTAACATCTTTAAATTCAATTTCTATTGCAGGTAATGGGCATCTAGGGTGCGGTCGGAATATTATTGGTCTTTTGGTTTGAGCTCGAATGAATTGTATAGTATCCATTAGCCATTGACTCATAGGTTGCATACTTTGCCATTGTAAACTTTTATCGTGTTGTCCTGCTATAAGAATATATTCGCCGTCGTACTTCCATGGTTTTACTTGTAAGCCGAGTAAACGCACACGATCAGAGCTATTACCACTGGGGCCAAAGTAAGCATCTCTATTAATCCCATTTAGTCCTACTTTCCATGTTGTGCCTCTTTTGATGCCTCCGACTTCGAGTACAATACAGGGTCTACTTTCTCTTTGACATCTTTCCCATATAGCTTGGTTACCAGCCATCCTACCATTGAATAGTACACTCCAAATAACATCAATACCATCGTTCCCATCATTAACACAATCATGGCCAAGAGTATTAGCCCCAGTACGAAAGGCATCAAAAACAGGTTTGCTATTAAGTGCGCCATAGGCAGTCCTTAAATTAAATTTCATTCCAATATGCTTCGTTACGATTGCCCATTAAGTCTTTGCGTTTACTATGGCCATCATCTTTGCGAGCACCTTTCATATGATCTATCCATTTTCCTAGATCACTATTAATTAGTGGGTGTCCTCCGCCACCTGTCTTTGCGGTATTTACATAGATATGTTCACTGTAGTCATACACATTTGCATCTATGTTTTTCATTGAATTAAGTATGTGTCCAAATACAAAACTATCATGCCACTCTTCTAATTCAAAAATTCCGTTATTTGCATCTTCATAAAATCTTTCAAATTCTTTTAAAAATTGAATACACATTGGATGATTCATATTCATACCATAAAAGCCACATTCTGGCCATGTCTGCGATCCTTTTCCTCTACCTACATATGTAAGCCATTTGTCATTAGGTAGTAATGATTTAAATTGATCATAAGACCAATCGCTGTGAACATAAGTATCTGCGTCCATCCATATTACCCAATCTTTATGATTTGCACAAGCATCAAATACTGCATAAGTTTTATTTGCAAACCTAATTGCGTCCCACTTAAACTTCTTATGCCAATCTCTAGGACGTCTAGCTTTGATATCATCTGGTGGTATGCCATTTGCTTTATCAATATTACCCCAACGTGCTTTAAAAGCATTAAGTTTAGGTAGTGCTTGTTTTGCATCTAGTATTTGTATATTTTCTTCACTAGGGTTTTCAGGTGTACAGTCCTCAGCATATACAACTAATTTAATACTAGGATCAACTCTTTCAGCAAAGCTATCTAAAAAGCGTTGTCCATATTTTTCTAACCCAGGTTGATGAAAAGTTGTTAGTACTGTTATCTCCATGCCCAATTCCTCATATGTCTCCAACACTCTCCGTTGCGTACTTCATCTAATCTCCAATGCATCATAGCTAGTCTTCGTAGCCATGCTTCTCTATCGAAGTCATAACTAGGATTTTCAATTTCTCTTATATGCCTATTTGCTACTTCTGCTGATTGGCTTCTAGCAGGATCAAGTACAAAAATTGGCACACCTTCTATTGCGGCTATAACTGCCGGACTACTATTATAGCTTATTACAGCATATGCATCGTGTAGGTCTTTTAATAATGAACTTGTTGGAGAACTTATATCTACTTTATGTCCTATAGCACGTAATTGTTGTATGTGCTTGCTCATTTTTTTGTCACCAGGATGAAATCTAACTAAAATTTTTCTGTCTGTAAATCTTTTAATTTCTTGTAGTAATACATGTAACCAATTAATCACAGACAATCCGTCCATGCTCCAACCCATGTCTCTCTGACATGTTATTAATATATAATCTCCATATTTTTTGTACGGCTTTAATGTAAGATTTAAATCATCTCGTAAATTTGCCCAACGGTTAGGATAAATTTTATTATCACAATATTCTCCTGTGTTGGGGAAAATACCATCATAACTATAACGTAAATATGTTTTTGTATTGCCTGGATCGTAAGCTAAAAATAAATTACTATCTGCAATAATTGTTCTACGCCCAATTTCTTTTTGTCCATCTAGCACTGCACGTCTTAGATTTAAATGAGGGACATGTTTACTTTGTGGATGGACAAAGCCTTGTAATACAGCAACATCTGATGGTTCATAAGTGTTAGAATTTATAATCGAACCTTTATCGCCAGATGATTGTACACCTTCAACAAAGTATTGTAACAGTTTAGGTTTCTCTGGATTTTTATTTCCTGGAGGAATTGCATTCATATATGCATATACTTTAAATGGATTATTAGTCATATAATTTCATCCCTTCAATCATACTTAGTGCAACGCCTCTGCTAATTTCATCTAAATTATATTGACAATATGCAAGATAATTAAGTAGATTTTTAAATTTTTGTTCATCTGGATATGTTGCTTCTTCTATCTTACTTAAATCATTACTTACTACACTATCAACACAACTAGGAGCCATTGTAAATGCAGGAATACCATAATGTAATGCTTCTAGTGCGGCCATACTTTGGTATGTAACTACAGCATATATTCTATCTCTTGCACATTGCGCCGCTACTGTATTTTCTTTAATTCTATCTGGACGCAAACCTTTTTCTCTAATTACAATTGGTCTGTCAGTATGTTTTTTAAGTTCTGCTATTGTTTCTTTTACCCAAGTATCTTTATCTAAGTTGTAAAATTGACAGGGCTTTTCACTAGGTGTAACTAATAAGATTGGGCCGCCTTGTAATGCTTTACGTCCGTAATAATTCATGTATGGAGCAAATTGACATAGTGATTGAAAACGATCAGCTGGCATATCTGGTTTTATTTTTGTATGTTGGATATTATTTTTTACAACTCTGTAGAAATGTTTCTTCTTCATTAGGTTACCCATATATCCATTATCAATATAATAAAAAGGTCTTCCAGTGTCCCAACATTTCCAAATTTCTTTACGTTTGGTCATACTACGAAACGCAACAGGAATGTTATTAGGCCAAGGACTTTCATTAATTTTACTTGATATTTGTTTTCTATCAATTACTAAAGCGTTGGTACCGTGTTGCCAATGCTTCATAATCTCATCATCGCCATTTAGCATTAACATTGTTGGTGTTTGTGTGTCGTCAGCTTTCTTAGCATACCTATCCATATATATTATACCTCGTCTTCCATCATATTAAATAATTCTGTTTTCCATTCAGCATGAAATTCACAGTCTCTATAATTTTCAAACCATGGTCCACCTTCTGTGTAATGAATTAGTTTTGGTTTTTCAATATCATCATATACACCTACTAAGTAATTCCACGTATGATCTATACTACCAATCTCTTCATCTTTCAACCAGCTAAAGCGATGCATATATGCACCGTTAAGTTCTATATCATTAACAAAGTCTTGTGTAACTACAGCATTGCTTGGATGTCCACAGTTCCATAGTACCATCGAACTCCAATTTTTACGTGGATATATAGTTTGTTTTTGTCCGTCCATTTTTGTGTCTTCTGTAACTTTATAATCGTGCTGAACACACATTACTGCATATTTGTCGTCTGCTTGATCAAACAATTCTTTAATGTCTGTTGTAAGTATCATATCACTATCCATAAACACAGCCCAACCTTTAAAGTTAGTAAGTTCAGGTATAAGAAATCTAGTAAATGTAAATTCTGTTGATGCTAGTTTATCAATTGGTCTTTTATACCAGCCTGCATCTCTAAGTTCTTGTTGTTTTAATGGACGTACATCTACGTCTTTATTTCTTGCAATAATACTGTGCTTACATACTTGGTATGCAATATCTTCTCTTGTGTCATAACCTATGAATACTTTCACGGATCCCACCTTTCTATATCATCTTCTCTTAATTTATCTGTCTCACCTTTCCATACTTCAACAATATGTGCAGGTTTATCGCTTTCATTACATCCTTGGTGCCAAACACTTTTTGGAATGTCTAAAGGATTTGCAGGGTGTAGCACGTTTACACGACAGCCATCAAATGGATCGCCTGAACCAAATTTCATTTTTACGTGTGCATTACCGCTGACTAAATTCCATGTCTCGCTACGATGATCATGTCTTTGCATACTAAGTTTACTATGAGGAGCAATAACAAGTTCTTTAACTTGAAAGCCTTCTCCTTGATATAGTTCTCTATAGTGTCCCCATTCACGTTCTATCTTAGGAGCCTTCCATTCTTTTAATATCCAACTACTGGAATTCTTTTTATCCTCGCCGCCAACACCAAATGCAAATTGCACATAATGAGTATCACCATATACTTGCATTTCGGGTATATTCTTATCTGTCCTATCTCCGCCGTTAGCAAATATAATTCTAGATCCACTTTTTGTAGCAAGTGTTTTATATATTGCTCCACATGCTGTATCGTCTGAATCATCGAAACTAATAACTTCGTCTACAACACTGAGACCTTTGATTATTTCAAGGCGTTCTTTAAATGGCATAAATGGTTTACCTTTTTTACGTGTAAGCCAGTCGTCACTATTCAGTCCAACAATTAATTTGTTACCTAATTGTTTTGCGGCTTTGAAATAAGCCAAATGTCCTGAATGTATGGGATCAAATCCACCTGTAACTAAAACGATGTCCATACTGATATTTATGTATGCAGTTAATTAGGACTTAGTGAAATGGTAAGTGTAGCTGTTAAAACCTTTGATAGGCTTGCCAAATGCTTTCATTATTTCTGTTTGCATTCCACCTATTACTGATTTTTGAAACTTTAAATTTGTTTTTAAGAATATCTGACCTCCTGGATTAAGATAGTCAAACATATTATCTTTCCAGTAGTGCCAGTCTGCTTCTTTATATTCTCGTGTACGTATATCGTTAAACTGTGTACGTAGTAATGTTATAACATCGTATGTATCAGGTAACTTAACATATTCACTAGGCATAAGTTTAAGTTCAAATAAGTTTAAGTTGTAGTGCTGATGTATTTTATACACTGGATCATCTAAACGTTTTTGTACTTCTGTACCTGAAACATCATGTCCTAATGACATACACAGTTTCATAAATTGCCCTGCACCTGTGCCTATGTCTAGTATCTTACATTTGTCTCGTGTTTTTAAATTTAAGTATTTTATAAAAGCAATCTTCTCTGCTGTCTTTCTATCTGTAGGAGGGAAATAACCTTCACTAGCATATACAGTATCGCTATGTTCTTTACACCATTGCTCAGTGAAATTATCAAACAAAATAGATCTACCCCATTCTAGATCTCCTCCTGTGCAATTTTGTAAACTTCTATCGCTTCTATATTCTTGTAAATTTATCATTTGCTTGTTGTTGATTTTATCCCTTGTACTTTGGTAAAATAAGGTTTGTATGCACGTAACCACGGACATAATTGTTTACACATGATAGCATCATTAGGCCACCATCCTAGTGTATCTTGTAATTCAATTACTTCTTTTGCGGCCCACGGCTTAATGATATATGCACTATGCCCTGGCAATCCTTGTGGTATTTGTTCATCGGCTACCCAAGGAACTTCTTGTTCTCCTGAGTCATCTAGTTTATTATATAACTTCCAATTGAATGTAGCATGATCAGGATTGTTAATACTAATTGCTCCTCCTTCAAATTCAAAAGGTGCAAACTGTCTTGTAAAAATAGCATCGTGTTCTAGTACTATAATTGGTTCATTTAACTCAACACACTTCTCCCATAATCTATAATGACTACCTGCGGCCGCAATGCGTTTTGTCATATCATAAGTCTTGTATGCTTTGAGTGTCATACCTGTGTTAGGACATTGTTTCTTTTTAGTATGCGGCCAACACCAATCTACTTGCCACATTGTTTCAGGAACAATAGCAGTAAACTTTTCAATATCTAGTTCTGAGTTTGTATCGTTTACAGATTGAATACATTTATCAGCATGTAACTGACTATCATTATGATCTGGAATTGCTATTACAAATGCTTTCATTTTGCTACTTTTAAGATATAGCTATCTTGTTTTTTCTTACTGATCCAATTATGATGTGTTACATAGTATTTGTTTACTGAGTCTAATAATCTATGCCATTTTTCTGCTGTAAAATCATCTGCATGGCTTTTAATCCAAGGATGATTCATTTTAACTTTATCTAAGTTCCAGACATCTTCAACATAATATGTGTTTGTAAATTCAATTAAGTTTTCAAAAGTTAGACGCTGTGCTTCTGGTGTGTGTAATCCATCGTCAATAATAAAATCAAACTTTTGTCCTAGTGCTTTGAAGTGTGCGTTACATTCAGGTGCAGTACTATCAAGTTTAGCATAACTTACCCTTGGGTCTTGCAACATAGGCAAGTCTTCTGGTGCAACTCTACCAAATGTATCTATCGTATATATTGTTGCATTAGGAAAGTATTCTAACCATACATTAATGCTTTCTCCTCTAAATGTTCCTACTTCTAATATATTAATAGGATCATTACGCATTGGCTCAAAGTCAGCCTCATACAACTCACTGTAGCTATGCCATATCTTTTCGCAACCATACTTTTCAAATAATTTTTCCATACTCATAGCTGTACCTCAAATTGGTCATCATGAAAGTTGTTTAAAGTATATCCTGTGTTCTTTATAAATTGATCTACAGCATCTCTTACACCAAGTTTTTTAGGTCCGTAGTCGTCTCCAAAAAGTTTACCACCAGGTTTGATTTTTTCAACAGCTCTAGTTAAGTCGTGTAAGCAACCTTCATATGAATGACTAGCATCTACATAGATCCAATCTAGTTTTTCTTGAAATGTATCGAACCAGTGTGATGTTGACATGCGGTGAATAGTTACAGGTCTACCATAGAATTTAGTTTTTACATCTTCGTATATTTTGTTGTAGTATCTTTGGAAGCCTTCTGTAGTTGCTTCGCCAGTAAGTTTTGAGTAGCGTTCTAAGTATGCTTGATAACCACCAAACTCGTTTGAGCCATCAAATACTTGAGGTGCCCATGCATCAACTAAATGAATATGTCTAGCACGTTTTAGAAACTTAAGAGAACTTTCACCCTTCCATACACCTAGTTCTGCTCCTACACTGTATTCAGGTATTCGTTTCCAAGTTGCATCTGTACCTGGATTTTTACCAAACATCATAATTTGTTCTCCTATAATTACTTATTTCATCTTTTGTACAAAGCCATGCATACTGGTATGTATATCATTAGTCCATTCACTCATTACTTGATACCATCCCCATTCATTAGGATAAAGTTTACATTCTTTAACAAGTTGTCTTAACAATGCACGATTGAAATGTTTACGATGATGAATTAAAAAGTCACAAGGTAAAAATCCATACCAGTCATCGTGAGGATTATTTTTATCAACTTCTTCTATTAATCCTGAACCAAACTTTGGTCCTCTATTGGGTCTTGTCATAAATCCTACAGGTCCTTTTTCATGAGCTTTTCGTAACCAATTATGTAAATCAACTTGTCTATCAATTTGTGTGTTCCAATCAACTCTTATAATTAAATCATGATGCTGTGGTATCTTAGTAACTAAATCTGCATGTGCTAACATAGGTGCTATACCAAAATACAAGTCGTCAAACAGTTCTTTTGATTTTACATATTGTGCATACTTGGCATGCTTAGATTGAGGTACTACTTCCATAGGATGATAATGCCATTTAGGATAATGCATAGTGAATAATCTATCATGATACTGTTCAGGAACAAGATTAGTTTTATTTGTCCAAGTATGATAATAAAAGTTTACACCAGGAAGTTTCAACCGTAATTGATCTACAATAATACTGTTCTTATCGTTTACGCCACTTACACATATTGCTATATTCATGAGAAGAACCAATCTCTTATGTTGATTGCCATAAGTTTATGACTTTTAGGCCCTGGGTGTGGGTTTGGTTTATCTAATGCTTCATCTATAAAAAATTGTGTTTTGTAATTAAAATATTTAAAATTAAGATTGTTTAAATTAAATTTTTTAAAGTAATGTTCGTCTGTTGAATAGTGCCTAGATTGTACTTGAAAACTTTTAATGCCTTTATTTTTAAGGAATGCATGTACATAATTCATCCTTATTGTTTGATTTAAAGTTGCGTTCCAGTCTTCATGATAATCTTCGTAATATGTTGTTACTATTTTTTTAAAATAGTCTTTGTTTTTATCATGCCAAAAAGTTTTCGGCATGTAATCATTTAAAAATCCAGGTAACATATGTAATTTTTCTTCGCCTCTGTCTGTGTAAATAGTTTCTCTATCATTATTTGACCACATAACAACTACTACTGTATCTTTTGTATACTTAGGGTAATCGACTATTGCTT